CCATCGCGGTCAATCAAGTACTGCGCGGCCTTGTTACAAAGGGTTTCGTCCGTCTGGTTCGTGAAGGCAGTGGGCGTATACCGCACATCTACGAAGCCGTGCGAAGGGAGACAACCAGAAACTAGAAACGGGCCGTTTTTAGGCGGCCCGCCATTCAAGGGTTTTTACAAGCTCCCCCAGCCGAAAGGCGAAGGAGAGAAAGGGGGATCATCATGGTATATCTGATGACCCTCGTGATTGTCGGTGCTACCAACACCGACATCACTGTGGTGAATAGCCCCGTCGCGCACAAGCGCGGCGGGGCATCACCGAACCCTCGTGCGTTTTTATTATATCGTTTGCACTTTGATTGCGGTAACTATTTTTTAACGCACGGGGAATCAGAGTTTACAACGGAGTCCGACCATGAGGAGGGGTATAGCCGGAAGCTACCGCCGAGGCTTGCCGTAGTTTCTGGCGACAACACAAAGGCCCCTTGCGGGGCCGTGGTGAGCCGAATGATGCTGGCTGTATCGGGAATGCAGCCTTAGTATAAACCCTATGGCAATAGCCTAGCAGATCACCGCTGGGCTATTGCCGCATGGGGTATAATCGCGCCGTGAAACCACTACCAGCACCACATGTTCCCGGCAAGACTGACTTTGAGAGGTTCGACAATGCGATGCGGCAGGTATTGAGCGTGTCGAAGGAAGAACTGCTCAAGCGGGAAGCGCGGCAGAAGAACAAGAAAAGGCGACCGAAGAAGTAGTGGCCGCCTGTCCTGTCACGGCAGGACTACAGCCTAACCCCAAGTGCTCATTTTGCCAAGTATATTACTACCGACGTTTCCTTTGCCGGCGAGGGCGCGGGGCTGGGAGGAGAGCGTTCTGGTTTGTGGAGGGAAGAGATACGAACCATTCGCGTGGTACGACCCGACTACGCAGTCGTGGAGAACGTGGCAGCGCTGCTTTCTAGAGGGATGGGCAGCGTTCTGCGGGACTTGGCCGAGAGCGGGTATGACGCGGAATGGGATTGCTTACCAGCTTACGCCTTCGGTGCCGAGCATGAGCGCGACCGAGTTTTCATTGTTGCCTACCCTGACCGTTCACGGCAATTACAATCGGAAGGGCGCGAGCAAGAACAGCGGCGACGGACTGGCGACGGCGATAAAGAAACTATTGCCAACGTTGTGCGCTCGGGATTATCGCTTCGGGGCGCGGACGGCGCGGACGGCGCGGATGCGCGAATCTTCGGCCAGGGGCTTGGATTTGCCATCGGAACTGAGATGGCTGGATTGGAACGTTGCGGTGCATCCCGTTGGCGCGGAGACGTTCATGGGATACCCGGAAGGATGGACAGAATTAAAGCCCTCGGCAACGCCGTCGTCCCGCAGATCGCAGAATGGATCGGCAGACGAATCGTTGGAGCAGAGAGCGGCTTCTAGCTTCTCTGAGGTAACGCTCTAAACTTCGCCCTGCAAAGTTTTGCACAGATAAAACTCTTGCATCTCAACAGGATGCCGTGTATTAAGATTCTCAGGGAATCTTTCCATGTCCAAAGTTTTGATTCTGGCAGTGGTTGCTTTTGTGGTGCTAGTACTAGTATTTTTGGCCTGCCTTACGTATGCCTACTGAACCACTTGCGCTCGAAACGAAGGAGCAGTTCGTTGAGCACTATCGTCGGCTATGTGGATTTTATGCCCGCAAATTCGTGTTTCGCTGGAAAAAGACGCGAGAGGAAGAAACCAACGTCAACCACTGCCAAGCGGACATTGAAGACCTAGCTTCGGAAGCCTACATCAAACTTCTAAAGTGCCCGCCCAAGTATTGGAACGAGTTTTACTACGTGCAGCGGCTGATTATCAATGCCATCATCACGGCATTCGACAAGCGGAATAAGATCCTGGCAAAAGAGTGGCAACCACCGCATAATGCGGGCGGCGGTGGAGGGGCGCGTACCGGACATGAACGCTTTATTGTTCGGCAGCCCTCTCACACTCACGACTACTTCGATACCCTCCCTGGCCGTGATGGACTCGCTGAATCCACACAAATCAAACAAGACAGCGAAAAGATCATTTCTGCGTTGAATTCTCTGACGCAAGCAGAACGACTCGTGCTAGAGTTCTATTTTGGACTCAATGGATTAAAGGCCATCAAAGAGCAGGCAATCGCAGCGAAGTTAGGGCGTACAAAATTCTGGGTAGACCGTCGTTTAGCGGCGGGTTTGTATAGAGTGAGGCAGGAAATCGGAATTATTCAATCTGAATCAAGATGCCGAAGGGTGGATACAGACCAGGGGCGGGACGCAAACCTAGCCTAGCTACCAAGTTAGCGAGAGCCGTTGAATTCATCGAAACTAACGGAACCAAAGCAGAACAATCAACAGCAACAAGGATTCTTGGCGCAATCAACGAAGTCGAGCAGTGGGGAAAGCTATTAGGCGATAAGAATCCACGCATTCGCATGGAGTCTCTGAAATACCTCACAGATCGAAGAGATGGGAAGCCATCACAGTCAGTAGCGATGAACTTGGCAGGCGGCTTCACTCTTATCAACGGCATCGTGAAGTCGAAAGGCGGAGAAGCGAATGGATGACATTGGAAGTAGTCGGTTGCAGCAAGACAGGCTCGACGACTTGGTGAGCATGGCTGAGGCGATGGCAACGCTGTCGCGAGATGAGCGTTTTCATGCGACGGTCTATGCCATGAATAAGCTGCTGGTGCAGAAGGGCATCTACTCTCCCGAGGAATTCGAGTTCCAGTTCCGCCAGTGGGCGCACACTCATGGGAGGTTGGTAGCAACCAATGGCTGACAAAATCTGGCCTACCGACAAACTCGGCAATCCGATCCGCGAAGGGAAGCTTGTACGCCTCGACCTTCCTGAACCAGCTGGCTTCTTCTACGTCATGGGCGTAACCCCGGCCACGATACTCCAAAGTGGGGACGGCCCGTATCCTGTAAACGGTGAGATTGAGATGGTGCTGAAATTCAAGATGCCATTCTCGCCGGAGCGATGTGAGTTGATGAAGGCTGTGGTGGTGGAGCAACCCAAGGTAGACGATCCGAAGATCGGACTGCAGTGATAGTTATGGACGATGACCTAAGTAGTCCGATATTCTGGGGTCTTGCCCAATCTGGAATGCGGATAGAACTCAGAGAGGCATTCGAGCACGACTGCGAGATATTTAATGCACTGAGTGGGCCAGTCCTCTATGGGCCAGATGGTAGACGCTTGCAACTTGGAACGCCTCTAAAGATTGGCAGCACAGCTTTTCGGGTTCCCTTCTGCACTAAATGACTGCTTCGGTCGGTCAAGCTGGCTACGAACGTTTTGCCCAAGACGTTCAAGATGAACTTTACTATGCCGGCAAAGATGGCAAGCCCACTCTTCTCTACAAGCCCTACCCAAAGCTCCTAGCCTACCATCGCAGCCCCACGAAGCACAGGCTTACGGGCGGTGCCGCTTATGGTGGGAAAACCCTGGGAATGCTGATGGATCACATGATGGAGTGCTACTCCTTCACTGATCCAGAAGAAGCGAAGCAAGTCCATACGCTGATTTTGCGCCGAACCAACCCAAAGTTGGACGACACAGTGGTGACGCGATTTCGCGAGAAATTCCCGCGTGAAGTTTATCGCAATTACCACGAGACAAAGAAAATCGTCACTTGGCACAACGGATCAGAAACGAATTTCGGTTCGATGCAGTACGAGCACGATGCTTATGGCTGGCAAGGTCAGTGGCTGAAGATCGACTACGACGAAATTTGCGAATTTACATTTAAGCAGTGGACGGCGACTTCAGCGTGGAATCGTTGTCCTGTGAGTCCTTTCGCCACGAAGGGCGGGGCAGGAAATCCAATCGGTCCCGGAGCTGGGTGGTGCAAGGCTATTTTCGTTGACAAAGTTCCCTATGAAGAGATGGATGAAACGCAGCGCCGCGAATACAATCCCAGCGATTACGAGTACTTCCCGTTCACTTATCTTGACAATCCGATTGCAGTTGCTGATACGGCATGGCTGAAGAGTCTAACGAACTACCCGCTGGCCGAACAGCGCGCATTGATGTACGGGGAGTGGGGCGTGGCTGGTGGCTACTTCTCCGGCGCTTGGGACCCGAACTCAAATGTTTACGAAGACGAAGCGGTCGAAATCAAACCTTGGCATAAGCGGTGGATGGGTGGAGACTGGGGCTTTGAGCATTGGGCTACGTGCTATTGGTGTTACATGGATGACTTCGGCATTGTGCGAATCTACCGAGAATACGTGACGCAACACGAGCCGCCAGAGACCTTGGCCGAGTCGATCATTTATCACAGCATGGATTCAGATGGCAAGATGCCGAAATTCGAGCACTTCTATTATTCTCACGACGCCTTCCATCAAAAGACGGACGCGAACACGATCGCATTGCGAATGGGAAGCAAGCTCAAGGCTGCAGGCTTGCCATTCCCGGTGAATGCGGGCACGGACAAAGTTGGGCGAGAGCAACTTTTCTATCAGCTGCTGAAGAATAAAGTAAACTGTGGCGAGACTTCAGATGGCCACGCTGTGGATATGCCAGCATTGCAAATTGCGCGCTCCTGCCATCGACTGATCCAGAACATTCCCCTGGCGCCACGGGAAGAAGGCACGGAATTAGGACGAGAGAAAATTGCACAGTTTCCAGGTCTAGACATGATTGACGGGGCAGGTCACGCGCTTTACGGGCGGATTGGGAAGCCTCATGACAAACCGTATCAGGTACGTTTAGCAGAGGCACTGAAGGGCGTCCCAATAGAAGGGGCGGATCGCTACATAAAACATTTGGAGCTAAATAAAAAAGAGCGGGAAACAAATTCAGGCGTATTCTACTTGGGTAAACGACCTCGGAGGCGATGATGCTGACTACGCCAATGGAACTCGTGCTCAACCGGGCTACCGGCCAATTCTTGATGAAGTGGTGTCCACGTTGCGGTGAGGGCCAAGAAAAAAATCCGAGCAAATACGACATGCTCTTCGAACGCTGTTATTCTTGTGATTGGGAGCGACAAAAACGGTCACGCCTGCAGGATTTCTTGAACTCGATATGGCGCACGAACTAGGCATTCTAATCATCGGACTGTGTTGCGTGGCGATTCCCCTCAGCCTTTTCTCGCTATGGTGTGAAGTCGGCAACTACATGCCGGGAACCTTGCATGAAGTTTCCAAAGACAACCCGCCTCTGTAAGCTCTGCGGCACGCGGCCTGCAAAATTCAAGCAGCAACGTTCGCCGCGCGCTTCAGTAAAGGCGGATAAGGATCATGACATCTGCTTTCAGTGCTTTCGGAGTCAGAGCGATAAGAATGTGGCTGGAGGATTGCCATGAAGCGCCTAGTTGAGAAACTGCGAGGTTGGCTTGAGATTGAAGCACCTCAAGGCGGTAGAATCGACAAATTCAATAAATTGATGGAACAGCTTAATCGCCGCATGATCGCCTACGAGACAGATTGCGGCGACCTGATTCAACTGCGAGAGAAACTGCACACTCTTGAACTCGGCCAAGATGCCCTCGCCCAAAAAGACTCCGAATTGGAATCCCTTATCGGTCGCACAGCCCAAGACCTCCAGAGTCAGATCACCGCCCTAGGCTCTGTGGAAAGCCCCTTAGCCAAAGTCAAACCACCGGAAGAGGAGCCGATCCAAGTTATGCCCGGCCATCAGCGCTGGTCCGACCGCAAGCGTGCTTATGAAGCCTCGAAACGCAAGCCCCTGATAACCCAAACTGGGCAGCAGATTGCCGACAATGCCCGCCTGATCGCGGCTGGGGTGAGAAAGTCGGACACCGAATCCTCCAAGTAACAGTTTTCTCCAGCCTTTCAGTTTATCTAGTGCAGAGATACCCCTGAGAAGGGACCTTACCCTATGCCCTCTGCAAATGGTGTGCAGTACCGAACTCACGGCCAAGCATATCGAGCCGGCAAAGAGCACGACGCTTCCGCTTCGCAGGACGGCACTTCCAACGCAGAGAGTGGCGAGGAAATCAACAAAGGCGGCGGGAAAATCGTAGCCATTAAACACAATGACGGGCCACCTTACCACGTCAAGCACGAAGATGGCAGCGTGACGCAGCACGATTCCAAGGAAGACCTAATCTCGCATTTACATGACCACATTCCGGGCGGGGAAGACGAAGACGTGGACAACGATGGCATGGACTCGGACTTCGGGTCAGAGGGGTCGGAAGAAGCAATCAAGACTTTGCTGGGCTAACTTTCACGAGGAGAAGGGTTAAAACCATGAAACTACGAAATTTGATAATCGGCTTGGCGGTATGTTTGGCAAGCCTCGTGGCATCTGCTCAGTTGAATTTGACGAGCCCAGTTACGAACCAATCGTCATTCTCGGGCGAATTTTACGATGCTCCCGCTTACGGTGCCTGGCAGATTGCCGTGTTTGGGTTAGGTTCTACCGCTGGTGGGACGTATTCCATCTCGCTTTATGCGCCAGCTATCACATTGGCAGATGGTCGCCGTGTAGCCATCTTCGGGAATTCCACGTTGCCAGCAATCACGATTGGCTCTGGGGCCACGACTGAGACGGTTACGCCATCGTCCGCGACTGGTTGCGGAGCTGTCAACACGAACGCGGCGGCTCAAGGGTCATGCGTTCTCACCGCCACATTTGCGAACGCCCACGGCAAGGGCGACATCATTGTTTCTGGAGATTCAGGGTATCAGGAAGCGGTGAACGATGCTGCAAATAATGGTGGCGGTAACGTCTTTTGGTATTTCGACACAGGAGTTCTCGCCCTAGCGACAGGGGCGACGACAACAACGTACTCGCAAGCTACCACCGGCGCTACCACTGGGGCACCCTCAAATTTCTTCCCCATCGGGAGTTATGTGCTTGGTGTTACTGGGCGTGTGACCACGACCATTACCTCAGCATGTACAGGCTGGGAAATCGGCGATGGCACTACTGCTGCGCGGTGGACCGCGAACAATACTGGCCTGACTGCGGGTACGGTTGCAACGAATACCGGAGCGGCTTGGACGACTGGCATAGCCTCTACCACCACGGGCTACAGCATGGCTGCGAACAAGTCAATGGTCATCACGTGCGCTGGCGGCAACCCTGGTGCCGGAGCCGTGCGCGTCAAGGCGTGGGGCTACACGCCAGTAGGCTCGAACTAGGAGGACTTCATGGCTTTGGTCGATGAGAATGGAGTGCCGAAAACTCGCCCTGTACCACAGCAAGAGCATGTTGATGCTGGGGAGAAACAGGCACAATACGATTCTGCGGTGCGTGTGATTATGGGCCGTGAAGGGTTGACGTGGCCAGAGGCTGCAGCGAAGGTAGACGCAGAAGGCGCGGCTGCGATTATGGCCGCACATAACGCTCCGCAAGCTCCAGTCGAAGTACCGGAGTCGAAGACTGAACCTGTTCCAGAAAAGAAGGGTGCTTCATGGGGCGCGAAGAGTGCCACCACGAGAAAGCAATAGTACTGAATTTCTTCATCTTTACAGGAGATGGCATGCCGCAGACCGTCAAGATCACCGTCAATCTGAATATTAATCCCGCCCCGCCTCCGGCACTTGCCGCAAATCCGTCAACGGTGTCGCTTCCTGACGAGACTGTTGGAGTTTCTGTTCCTCCGACGCCAGTCTCGCAAGTCTCTGGAGGCACTCCACCGTATCAGGCTCCCGTAGTGGACCCAGCAAGCCCAAACCCTCTGCCTCCCGGCCTTTCATTTGCTATCGACGCCAGCACGGGTAACGTTACCGTTTCTGGGACGCCGACGAATGCTGGGAGTGGAACGTTTGTGCTGGACGTGAGTGATTCGGGGGCTTAGGTGCCTTTTGCAAGCAAGGCACAACAGCGATTCCTTCACGCTCATCCTGAGAAAGTAGGTGGCGAAGGAAAGCTAAAAGAATGGGATGCGGCAACAGATTTTACGCATTTACCGGAGCACGTAGGCGTGGCAAAGAAGAACTGGATGGCCGCAGAGAGTAAGCGCGAAGAGCATGCTGGCACCAAGGGTGCGTTCTCTGGCGCTGCGGCGCGTGCAGGGAAAAGCACAGCAGCCTTCGCCGAAGAGCACGCGAATGACAGTGGCAAGTTGGGACGCAGGGCGCGGATGGCCAAAGCATTTATGGGAGCGAAGCATTGAGTCCGGCCTATGTGCAATCGAGCGCAACGCTGCCCATAACCGCCATCTACCCCGGTGGTTCAGTCGATGTGTTCAGCGCAGAGCTAGTCACTACTGGTGAACGCTCGCAGGCTCTTGCAATAAGCAACTATCCCCAAGGTGGGGGCACTCCTATCAGCGTTGATCTGTTGTTCAGCGCGAATCCTGGAACCTTCACATTCAATGTAACCTTCTCGGCAAAAGACGTTGCAGCGGACTATTCACTGCCCGACACTACGTTCCAGATCACGCAGGCTAATCTTGATCCGAACAACAAGTCCGTCCATTTTGATGCGCCGTTTTCCAACGCTCGATTCGTGAGTATCTACGTGGCCGCCGCTCCTTCCAATGCCGTTAACGTGACTGCCACGATCAAGAGATAAGGGGCGCAAAGCGAAATGCCGCTCCCCGATCAACCCGACAAACAGCAAAGCATGGAAGACCTTGCAGAAAAATATTCTGCGGGAGAACTCTCTGCCGTCGAAGGTCAGCCACTCAAAGAATCCTACGGCAACAACGAATCGGAAACGACACTCATCCCGAAAAAGTATCAGTCGATCTTCGCCGAACTCTGCCGTAAGGTTGCGATTCGCGATCAGTTTGCGCGCATCGAGGAAGTAAAGAAGGCTGCCGAGCAACGCTTTTACTGGCGTGGAATGTTTGATGTGTGCTGGAACGAGCAGGAAAATATCTGGGAGCAGCCTAGCCTGATGTCGGGACTTGGCCCGCTGAATTCACAGGAAGGCGATGCTGGCGACATCTCTCTGCATTACCCCATTAACATCTACCAACAGTACGGTCGCGGGCATATCACGGTAGTCTCCGAACCTTGGAAAATACGCATGGAAGCGAAGAAAGTGGACGCGCCGAATGCGCTACGCGTTTCCTCCGCTGCGGATACGATGCGGGAAAAGATTGAAGCGCAGAACTACATCAAAGATTTTAGGATGAATGCGGCGCGACTTTCCTGGACTGACGGAAGGGTTTCGTTCTACTCGCGTTGGGTGACGGATGGAGCAAGATTCGGGTATGAAGATGAAGCGCACGACGAAGAAGCCATGGAAGGAGTGGGCGAAGGCAATCCTCCGCCGGGAAAGAAACCGCGCATCGCTAACGGCGGCGAACTCATCGAAGCCTATGGAGTGCTTGAATGCAAAGTGCCCATCAATATGCGGCATTCCTCCCAATTCATGTTCCGGCAGTTAGCGTTTGAAATTGACATCACTTCGGCGAAGTCGATGTACCCGTGGATCGCGAAACGCATCACTGCAGGCCAGCCTGGGCCAGGAGAGTACAACTTCGATCGCACGACGCGAATCGCGACCACGCAAGGCATTAAACTGCTGACGCAGAGTGGCGATACGGTAGCTCAATTACCCACATGGCAACGCACGTGGTTCCGGCCATCGTTCTTCGCGGAAATTGACAATGAGATTGATCGCAGATGGTTTGAGGACAACTACCCAGACGGAGCGCTAGTCGAGTTCGTGGGTGAAACGTATTGCTGCTCACGCAATGAATCCATGGATGACCATTGGACCGACGTGCATCCTCTGCCTGGGGACGGGCAGGCTACGCCGTCATGCGGTTACATCATCATGTCGGTGCAAGATGCTCTAAACGATCTGACAGATCTGAAGATGGAACGAGCAATGAAGTCGATCCCGGCCATATGGTGTGACAAGAATTCCGGCATAAATCTCCAGGCAATTTCCAAACAGAAGGCAGGGCCGGGAGCACACTACTCGATTGAATTGCAACCTGGCCAATCCGCACAAAATGCTTTCTTCGAAGAACAGGCGCCTCAGGCGCCCGCAGATGAAGTGGCGATGTACGAGGCAATCTTTTCGACGATCCCGCAGTCTCTGACTGGTTTATATCCTGCGGCGATTGGAGAATCTGATCCATCGAATTCAACTCTCGGCGGAATCAAACTGCTGCAGGCAGCGTCAAAGGGACAGTCTGGCTTGGCGTGGTCTGCGTTTCGCGAAGGCTACGCGAAATCAATGCTGCAATTGATCCGTATAGGGGCATATTTCCGCGCTTCGGAAGCGGACGAAGAAGGCAAGATCAGAGTTGATGACAAACTCGTCGATCTTGAAGATTTGCGGGATGGCAATTGGGCCTGCGTGCCAGATGGAGACGAATCTTACCCAAACACTCATTCCGAACGTAAGGAAGCATTGCAGGAAGTTCTACAACTGCCATTCGCCGCGCCCCTGATGGCGATGCCAAAGAATATGGCACTGGCCAAAGATGTGCTCGGTCTGCAGGATTTGGAAGTACCAGGGGCGGACTCCGAAGAAAAGCAAATGTCCGAAATCAAGCAGATGCTGGAAGAGCCGCCGATCCCGAACATGCAGGCAGTGCAAGCTTTGCAGCAGGCTACAGCAGCAGCCGCAATCAGTGGCCAAGCTCCGCCTCCACAACCACCGCCAGAAGCGATGTTGCAATCGTCAGTCGATATTGATCCGGAAGTGGACGATTCCACGGCGGAGTATACAGTCTGCAAAAACTGGATGAATTCTGCGACGGGCCAGCAGGCGAAACGGGACAACGCAGAAGGCTACTTAAACGTTCGTCTTCACATGCTGGCCCATAAAGCTCAAATGCAGAAAGAACAACAGGCTGCACAACAACAACAGCAGGAGGCATTTGCAGCTACGGAGCAGGCAAAACAGTTGGCGAAGGTGCCAAAGCCAGCGAAATCTCCGAGCGAGACGATCAACTTTTCCGACCTTGGGCCGAGCGGGAAGCTGCAAGTGGGTGCCCAAGCTGGATTGGATTTGTCCGCGGACATGGCGGGAGATATGGCCGAGAAGCACATGGCTGCAGGGAAGAAACCGAAACCTGCCGTTGCGCCTGAGAATTCTCCTCCACCGGCCGTGCAGTGATAGTTTATCTAGAGTAGCAAGACCTGAGCAGCGACGGGACCACAGACACCCGTGCGGGCTACCGCGAAACTGGGCTCTCTGAGAGGAAATTAGCATGACATTGCCGAATATTTCCGCTGAGCAGTTGTATCGTTTTATTGATGCCTGCACCATCGGGAATTCTCATGGGGAACACGGAGTACCCGAGCGAATCCATTTGGATCGCCTTGCGAATGTCATCAATCGTGAGATCGCTCAACAATCTAACGGACCCAACCCATCTAAGGAGAAGGAGATCGCATGATCCGCTGGCTTATAAACCATCTACTTTTCGCAGGCACATCATTCTTTGCTGCTGGCGCGTCAACTACAGGAGGCGGAACGGGTGCCACAACTCCGCCTGGAGGGGCCGGTGCGGGCACAGGAAGCGATTCTGGAGGCGGCAAGGCCATCACTGGTACTTCTGGGGCGGGAGATGGCTCTACGGGGCTACAAACAGGCGGAGATGGTGATTCTGGGGCCTCTCTTGATGGGGCTGAAGCAGACTTCGGGGACTTCTCGGATCAGGACTTTGAGACTGAAGGCGATACCGATTTACAAGCAGGTTCTCGTGAAGAATTCGGTTCTGAGACCTACCAGCAACTGAAGAAAGCTCTGCAGGCCCAGCCGGAACTGTTCAAGACGGTCAAAAAAGCCGTTTCGATGGTGAAACGGTTTCAGGAGCACTTTGAAACCCCGGAAAAAGCTGCCGAACTGCTGAGTGACATTCAGACCTTTGGGGGCTGGGACACGATCAAGCAGGACATGGGCGAGACCGCCACATTCCTGAGCGGTTTCAATGCTGGCGATGCGGAAGTCGTGAACCGATGGCTAGATGACAACGTGGATGGCTTGGCGAAGAATATGCCCACCATCCTAAAAAAGTGGCAGTCCGTAGATGAGACTGGATGGGCGCACGATGCCGCACAGACTTTCATGGCGACGATGTTGCAACCTTCCGAAGCTACTGGGCTATCACCGATCGCAGCACTGAACCAACTTGCCCAAATTGAAGGCGTAAAAGATTCGGATGCTTTCAAGACGCTGGTAGAGCGGATCAATGGAGTCAAAGCACAGGCGGCCCGCGCACCAGAGAAGCAAGCCGCGCAACCTGATACAAGCAAACTGACTGCACGCGAACAGGTGCTCAAGCAGCAAGAAGCCGCTCTTTACAAACAAGGTCTAGCTGGCAAGGCCAATCCCATTCTGCAATCTGGCGCGAAAAACGCGCTAAAGATTGTTGCAGGGAATACGAAACTTTCAAGCCAAGCACAACAGGATTTAATCGGTGACATCCATCGGGAATTCGCGCAACTGATGGCCAAAGATGCTGATGGATCAAAGAAACGTCAAGCCCTGATCCAAGCCGGCCAGACCGAGCAGTGGTTGAAGATGGTGAAATCCGCGGCAGATCGCATGATGCCCTTGGCAGCTCGTAGAGTGTGGCGCAAGTATGCTGGCATTACAGGGATGTCAACTCGGCAAAAGCAAGAGCGCAAAGCCGAAGGCCAGCAACGCCGAGAATCTGGAGCAGGTGCAAGCGCTGGGCAAGGCTTGCAGACGCTTTCTCCAGGCGACGGTCGTCAAGTAGATTGGGACGCGATGCGGGCGAAATTCGGTGGACGCGACAAGGCTGATGAAATCTTTGCGTTCGGGCTAAAAGGCGTTCATGGCGGGAAACGAGTGTGGATAAAAAAGGGAGACCAAAATACGGTCTACACATATTGATATTTGCTCACGGGAAGAACTGCCTAAGGGCCGAAGGCAGCGTACTTCTTCCTAGAGCCTAGCTGGCACAAAAGCTGGGGAAATGTCGCCAAGCTGAATCCCGCTGCTTGGTACTTGAGTTGGCACCGTGAGCGAATCGCCCCATTTTCTCCCATCATCGGTTTATCTAGTGTAGATACCCCTGTACGGACGGCAGCCTTACCGGGACCGGAGACCCGTGGCCGAGAGGCCGAAACCGCATTGATGCCTACCAGACAGAGGAGATGAAGCAAATTCATTTCTTTTGGAGGCATACATATGGCTCCGCCCCTAAATGCGGCAGCTGCAATCGGCGTCGAACTTGAGAAAGTTCGCGACTCCGTCTACCCTTTTTGAGAATTGGGGGTAGTAAAATCTCTTCTGATTGACTCGAACGCTGAAATGCCAACGAGGGCCAAGCGAAAGCGGGCTGAGAGAACAAGCGAAGAGACGGCATTTATGAGGTGCTGATGCAATGTTCCGAGCATACGGGAAAATATAACCGTATGAAGCCAGCAGAAATGACTGGCTCCTGCCTTCGGGCAGAGTAACAACGAAGCAATTCCAACAAGATGATACGTTCCTGACGCGGCTTGCCGTGCGCACCGACTTGCTTGAAGTCGGCGGTCGATTGGCGCGTATTCCTTTCCTGCCCTACCCAGGATCGCTGTTCAATCAGTTCACCCCTGACGGCTCTTCGATGGGACCGGGGGCGGGCGAGAAGTACGACAATGGCGTCACCACCCCTGTCTACTTCAACCAGGCCGTTCAAATCACCAAGGAAGCCGAGTGGGAGACGGACTCGAAAGAAAAGTCCGTAGTCGATGTTTTCAAAGATTCGTTCAAGTTGAACCTGCGGCAATTCCGCACTAACCTTGAAGGGCTTGTAGCCTCTTCGGATGGTTCTGGGACTCTCGGCACCGTCGCAACCAGCGGCGCAGCTACAGCAGGGCAGCTCACTGTTTCAAACGCCAACAACTTCCAATCCCAGAATACCTATCAGGTGTGGTCATCTTTGGGTGGAACACTTCGCGGCCCTATCACCGTCCTCACCGTGGATTCAGTGAACAACATCCTCTACCTGATCGGGACCTTCCCGCCAGGCACTACGGCTGGCGATCTGCTTCTGGTTAACGGTTCCTCAGGCTCCGCAAACACTTCGCTCAACGGCATTCCCGCAATCAATTTCTCCTCGAATACGGGGAATTGGTTTAGCGTTCCGCGAGCAAGCTATCCAGGAATCTTGACCACTCCTTACCTAAATGGATCTTCGGGGCCATTGACTCCGCAGATCATTGCCACACTTGAAAGCTACATGCAACGCGCGACCGGCGTTGAAACTGAAGACCTTGACGAAATCATCGCGCACTGCAACGTAGACCAAGTGACCTCATGGGAATTGCTCGGCATGGTTACTACCTCTGCCGGCGGCTTCACTACCGGCTCTGGCGTGACTGCGTACACCATGCAGGAAGGTCAAAAGGGCGGCGACGAGCGCATGGATTACATGAAGAAGAAGCGCATCAAGACGTTGGCTGGGCGTGAGCTCATCACCAACATCCATGCCCTTCCTGCACGTCTCGACTTGATCTGCATGAAGTACTGGTTTCGCGTAGAATCAAAGCCCTGCGCTCTGTTTGATGTGGACGGCATCACCGTATTCCCGCTGTATGGGAACGATGGTGGGGTCGCGACGGCGCAAGCCTTTTATTTCGTGACCGGTTTCCAAACGGCGACCTCAAGGCCAAGAAGTGGTGCATTTTCAGACACTTTGGCAAGACCGTCGAATCTGTAACGCGGCGCAGTAGAAGTACAATTTGGGGGAGGTATCGAGCGCCGCAGGTTTCCCGACTTGCGGCGCTTTTTTGCAAAGTTTATCTAGAGTAGGCACCTATGCGATTCAAATGGCTCGCTTTACTGTTTTTGGCGTCCTGTTCATGGGCACAAGGCTCATTTGTTTCGATTACCATCCAAACTCCCACAGGGCAGGCCATTGCCGGGGCTAGCATCGCTCTTTGTGCCTCACAGCCAACCACAGCAACGCCTTGCGGATCGTCTTCCCTGCAGGCAACCTATACTGATGTCACGTTGGGCACGGCTTGCACTTTGAATCCGACGATACTTGGGCCAACTAGCGGCACCGGCTGCACGAATCCGGGACAGACGAATGGGTATGGGGTAGCCACAATCTACGCGACATCCGGATTCCGCTTTTATCAGTCTTATGGGCAGGGCATTGTTGTTCCTGACGTGGAACCGATCCTGTTCCCCTCGATTGCAGGGGTTGGAGGATTATTCTCTAACACCACGTGCGGGTCCTTAGATGCGAACGGACTCACGGATGCAACGTGTGCTGTAGCTTCCAATCCCTTCGCATGGCTCTCGACGGGGAATCCCGGTGCTCCTCATGCTTGGAACTTCTACTTCCAAACCGACATGAAAAATGTTGGGGCGAATAATCCCTATGGCCTTCAAGTGAATGGCACGTTTGAAGTTCCTGCTTCTGGGCAAGTTGCTACTTCGATGTGGTCACGCGCTTCGACGGTAACGGTGGCAGGCGGGAATTCTGGGACGGGAGCAGCACGCGCGGATCGACTTCGTACAATCCTGACAGGTAATACGTCATTTGCCGGAACGATGATCGGCCAAGCATTTGATATACCAATCATTACGGCAGGATCGACGCTGACGGGCGACATCGTTGGATGGTTCTGCGATAGCCCCACGATCGCAGGGACGCTCACGGGGAATGCGAATTGCTGGCAAGGTGGCGGCTCGCAGAACAATACCGTATATCTAGCGACCGGTCACGCGGCAAATGGCGCAGCCTTCGCAGGATCGGGCGTCGATGTCAACTTACTATGCTGGGGTGCAAACGGAACGGGTGGGATTCTTTACGTCCCGAATAACTGCTTAAGTGCAGGCACGGGAACACCGAACGGAGTTATCACTGGAAACCCTGGAGCATTCTACTTCGACCGCACGCCTGGGGCTGGAGCATTTTGGATTAAGCAATCGGGAAGCAACACGAATACGGGATGGGTGCTGGGTGCTACGGCAGGTACCGGGGTGACGGGAAGCGGTACGCTTCAGACAATCCCAGTGTGGACGGGTTCTGGGACATCGCTAGGAAATTCTTCAATTAGCGACAACGGGACGACCGTAGAGACGACTGAACAGTTCACTGTCTTGCCGGTGGGTGCCAATACAATCGGAATTACCACAACGATGTCTCCGAACACCTGTACAGGGACAAGCTCTGCAACGTTTGACATTGTAGCCTTTCCGGGCGGGTGCGAGGCCACACAGAGTAGCTTGGGAGTTCCCGCATCAACCGGAGGTCTGAATGCTAGTGTATTCGGCGAAGTAAGCTCCCAATCGTCATCGCTGAGTTCGCCAGCCCTAGCTGGCGTATATGGCTATGCTCATTCGATTGGTGCAAACAATTGGCTGGCCGGAACAGTTGGTTATGCGAGGGTTACTGGAAATACCGGATCGGTTGCGAATGCCTTCGGAGTTGTTGGAATAGGAGCAAACACTTCAGGTAATGGCGGGCAGAACTCGACCTTGCTTGGCGGTGTGTATGGGCAGCTACTAACTAAGAATTCCACGGTAGTTGCTCCTTTTGGTACCGCCTATTACGCTGACTCTCCCAGCCTGGGGACCACTCATGTCACTAATATCTATGGTTTCTACATGGCGGATCAAACCACGGGTGGCGCGAGCAACCCAACGCCGCACGGGTTCTGGCAAGCTCCGAGTACGGCGCCGAATCTATTCAGCGGCAATACCGCAATTGGTGCTCATCTGAATCAAGTGGCAACAGGGAATTTCGCAGGTATGTGTGCTATGTCCTCTGGGACATCTTGCACCGTCGCTTTAGCCGCCGCTTATAGCGGGACGCCTGGCTGTTTGGTCACAGTGCAGTCTGCCACGGTGATCGCTGGTGGTTGTACCGTTTCTGGGACTACCGTAACCATCACTGCGGCCTCAAGCAATTCATCAACGTGGGCTGCGTTTTTATTCGGAAATCCAAACTGATTAAAGTGACCATGAGATTGATTCTTGCACCTCCGAACATGACGGAAGGGCTGAAGAAATTCGGCGTCAACCGCTATGGTGAGCCGAACTTCAGAGTCGTATGGGCACCATCACGCACTCGCATCATCGGAGGATTCTGGCAGGACAAGGGCGTACATGAATATCGCCGCACTTCTAAGTATGGATTGACACCGCGATGGATTTTGGAGAGATGGCGGCCAGCGTCGATGTATGGAACACCAGAACTCTGGGACCGCGAGAATGTCACGCCAGACGGATTTTATGCGGTTGGTCCTTTTCCTTCACATGGTGAATACGAATCCTGTGAAGTATTTCAGGCGAAAGACGAGAATGGCAGAGCAATTAAAGGCTGGGCTGGATTTGTTCCGCTAGAGCCTGGGTTAGTTGAGCTAACAGCTCGGGCCGTGTGGATGGGGCGAATCAATACTTATTCTGACATCCGCATCGCTCTACGGGATGAAGAACTGCGAAAAGAGCGCGAGAAAGATAAGCGTTTCGATGAGCAGTGGGCAGAGCGGCAAACTGTTCGTGAAGGTCTGACGCTCGGATACGGAAAAGGTTTTGTGAACAAGGCGGCAGAAATTGAGGATTATGCACGCCGGATTGAGCGGGCACGTGTATTTATCGATGCGCGGAAATTTCGGCCTGGATTTAGGCAAAAACTAGCATAGACACACAACAGGAGAAGAGAATGCCAGAGCTATTAACACCAGGACAGTTTGGAACCGATGCGCAAGCTACCCCTGTCAGTCAGGAAATGGTGCGCCGAAACCGAACAGGACGACGCCCACTGACGCCATTTGAGCGGAAGAACATCGAAGAAGGCCGACTCAACCCAATCTATCTCTACAATGTCAGCCCGATTCACGAATGGCCACGTCCGCAAGGGCAGCTTGGAACAATCACTATTCCCAAACGCAAATGGAATGAGCAGGTGTCCGTTCCTGCTCTCATTCCTGGAGTGATTGTGCGGTGGGTGCGCAAAGGGATTACGTCTGAAGAGCCATTCATTGAAGGTGGAATGGATATTGCCGAAGACATCTGCGGCTGTTCGCCTCGCTATGACATCACTCACCCAAACAGCAATCTGACCCGCTATGGCGTGTTCATCAGCACACGTCCATTCGACGTGGAATATCTCCCAGACGAGAAGCGCAGGAAGCTAGGCGCGGCATCCAAAGTAGCGGGTGAGCAACTTCTGCAGGAATTTCTCGTGCCGCAACATAAACAGAAGGAAATGATTGCCGAAGCTACCGTGAAACTGGTTGACGAATTGCAGGCCCGTATTCTCGAAGCTGACAACTGGTATCAGGGGTCTCCTGAGCAGAGACGTTACATCAGTCAACTTCATCGCGATTGTTTGCGAGCCTTCAACGAGATCACTAACAAGAAAGAATCGCGACCATGGGCCACGATCACTATGGGCGATACGATGGAAACGTGCAAATGGTGCGGCAACGTACAAAAACCCGGCCTGCCACTCTGCGCGAATTGCAAAAACATCATCAATAAAGCGGCCCACGATGCAGTGAAAAAAGAAATGGGAGAGTAGATGCCGGTTCAAGTCGCCCCATATCCGACGGTAACCGACGCACTCGTCGCGGCCCGCGTGCTGTGTAACGATGCGGCGCAATCTATTCTCGGAGATATTCTGGCCAGCAATCAGCCATTCGTATTGCCCATGTGCGACCTCGCGCACAAGACTCTGCGGAAGATGCTGACTAGAGCTGGGGTGAATACCTATTCGAAATACGGATTCGTCTCAAATCTTGTGAAAGTTGCAACCTCCGACCCAACGGTGCAAGTCCAACTCAGCTATACCGGATATTTCGATGGCATTACAGAACGTGCAAGTCCATTTCTGCCAGCTGATCTGGTTGAGCCTCTGGAAATCTGGGAACGGCAAAACGGGACTATCAACAGTTGGCAGCCTGTTAAGCAAGCCTCGGATTCAATTTCCACGCGCGCACAAGTTGCCTCGTTTGGCATCTGGGATTGGGAATCTGACATCCTATATCTACCAGGAGCAACACAGGCCAACGATTTGAAGTTGAAGTATCTCTACGCCACTCCACGGCTGACTGATTCGGCACAGCAAATCCCAATCGCAGACTGCGAAATGGCCATGGGTGCTTTGATTGCAAAAATACTATCGCAGTCGCGGGGAGGGACGGCGACACAGACATTTCAGGTGTGGGCCGAATCGGAAGTAGGATTGCTTATCAGTCCAACCTCACGCAAAGAGCAATACGGAGCCTATAACCGTCAGCCATTCAGGGGAACGAGGGCAAGGAGACGGCGCTAAATGGCAATGAATGCGAGCGAGGGCTACAATCAAGCGCTTAGCTTATTCTCGTCGCTCTATGAGGATATGGCTGCGAGCGATCTTCCGGAAGGACTCTCACCCGATAATCAAGACATAGTTTATCTGCCCGGCTCGGTCGGTACTCGCCCAGCTTTCAACCGTACTCTTTCTCAGCCCACGCCAGAGCCTACATCAGATACGATGTCGTTGACTGAGTTTGCGATGCCCTCTGGGGAATTTCTTAGAATTTGGTTGTACTCTTCGGGAAATCTTTGGCAGCAGCCTTCTACTGGTGGTTCGCCTACTCAACTCGGATCGATCACGGTAGGGTCTCGGTTCTGTTCAGTCACTGCTTTCGATAAGCAGTGGTTCGCGTTTTTCAATCAAAACCTCTCGAACGCATTCTCGCAAAGTCCATTTTGTGGTGCTGATGTTCCGCGATATTTTGATGGGCAAAATGTTTGGCGGGTCACGCAAGATGCCCCAGGCGTACCGCCAACCTTCACGGAAGTGCCTACGCTTCCAGTCGGGCTCGCGCAAACGTCTCCCACTGGTACGTTGTCTGTCACGACTGTCGTAAGTAGCGGAGCGAAGGTATTTACGATCCAAGTCCCCCATCACACGCTATCTGAGATAATCTATACATCATTGACCTATACCTGCACTGGGGCCGTGCCGCTCACGTGGTTGAATACGCAAATCACAGTGACGGGATGCACGGGAACGAACAGTTCTCTAGCGAATACCACAGGAATGGTTATTGCAATTTCCGGGAGCACGTTTACGCTCGGCGTTGGGACAGGTTCGATTCGAGTCAATCTGACTTCGCAAAGTGGAACGGCTACACTTCCGGGAAATTATTTTACTCGGTCGGCAAATATAGTCACAGCATATTTCGGAAGCACAAATCTCCCCAATTTTCAGGCTGGTCTATACGCCAAAATCTTCAACTTAAACAACTCGCAAATCAACGGACCAAACTGGACGATCACCGCTATAGCACGCGATACCACAGGATTAGTAACAGTTACGATTTCGACACAGCTTACGAATCTTCCATCGGGCACCCTGTTGTTCATCAGTGCGACTGACACAACAGATTTTCCGCCTGGGTATCATCAGGTGTTTCAGGTTATCTCCGCGACGGGAGGAACGACCGTATTTACGATTAGTGATCCGACTTGGGGTAATGGCGCGGTGGCGACTAGCTCTGGCGGTAGTGTTTATCAAACATGGAACGGGACGTTCCAGATTCTCTCAGTTGGCGTAGACGCAAACAGCAACAACTTCATTACATATTTCCAACTTGGACCCGATGCGAACTTAACTTCAACCGGAGGAACTCCACAAGCTCAATTGGAAGCGCAGATTCCGCCCGGCCCGCGCAGCGCTGTTCTTATGTTCGAGTCAGTGAATGGGGCAATCACTCCAGCTTCAGTGCCGATTCAATTATCCATAACTGGCGGCCCGAATCTATTGTCAGCGCAAGATATTTTAATCGGGCCACCGGGGACAGCAAAACGCATCATCGCATTCACGCCGGCGTTCGGGTCATCATTCTTCTATGTCAGCCCGGCCGTGATTCCCTCCGTTGCGGGTGTTTCTCCCGTTCTGTCGCTTGGCACAATCATCAATGACAACACAACCACGACTGCAATCCTCGATTTCTCCGACAGTCAGTTGGTCGCAGGAACGCCCATCGATGTTCAAGGGAATGACTTGTTCAATCAAATCGTCCTAGCGCCGTGTTTAGGATGTATCGAATATGAAGGGCGCATGTGCTGGTGGGGAGAGGTCAACAATCTGAAGAATCTCAGCAATATGGGATTCGACGGAGGCTACAACGCTCCTGTTGGGGTATGCGATACGAATGGAACCGCCGTCGCATGGGATAGCGGTGATCTGTTCTCTACGTTTGCAGCCGGAGCATCCATTGTAATCAACAATATTTCATACGTTGTGCAATCCGTGGCAGATCGCCAACACCTCACGCTTACGACCTCAGCGGGAGTACAGACAGGCGTCACATTCACGCTATATAGTCCGACAGATCAACCACCTCCCGGTTGGACAATCCCTCCAGGAGTATTTGGATTTGCCACGCTAGTTGCCAGCGATTCAGCAAATCTGGGTTTCGCAATTGAACTTTTCGGCATTGGCGGATCGACTGATGGGATCATTGTTCAGCCAGCAGTACAAGATTTTTTTGGTGCTCCGATCGTTGTGCCCAGTTCGTCCTATCTGGTCCGCCTGCAGGCCAAGCGCATTGGGTCAAGTACTGTTGGGAGTCTCGTGGTGGATTTATTCTCGCCATCTACTGGCCTCCAAATCACGGCCACATTCCCCCGTGCTGGCATGCCCACAGGTTCACTTGGTTGGATGGTTGCTCCGTTCAACGCTGCAATACCTTCCACGCTGCCATCGGACACCCTATTTCGCATCTATCTGAACGGTGTTCTCAATACGAATCGGGTCATCGTTGACGAATTGTCGATAATCGACGCGAGCAAACCGGTGCTATTTCAACAACTGCGCGTTAGTTATTTCGACAATGAATTTGGATACGATCAAACCACGGGAGTTATCGGCATTGACAGTGCAGCGAAGATCACTGCATTACTCAAGCAGCGCAGTTACCTTTTCGCGCTCACTGACGGGCCGATGTATCAGACTCAGAATAATGGGCAGACCGAACCGAACGGCTGGGGCATTTCGAACTTTGCGGATGAATGCGATTGCTTTGGCCCAAACGCAGTTACGGCCACGGAAGACATCGCGTGGTGGGCTGGACGTTCGGGATGGAAAGTATTTTCGGGTGCCACGCCTAAAAAGATTTCTCAGGAAATTCAGCCAACATGGGAAAGCATCAATCAATCAAATCCCACAAGCATTTGGGCCTTGAACGATCCTGAAGAGCGCATTACCTACCTAGGAGTACCGAGGAATGGCGCGACGAAAATCAATTTTATTCTTCCCATGAGCTACAGATCGGTGGATGCAGCGTATAACGTTCCTGATCCGATCCACACGTCATACTCTGGGAAAATGATTGCTACAGACTTGTGCCGCAAGTGGACGCGTTGGAATGCGCCCATGAACTGTGCTGCCATGCTAACAAATCCCGATCTCTCTCGGCAGATTTATTTCGGAGGGCAGGACTTTGGCAACTTCTATTCGTTGAATCCAGCGAAGTACACAGACGATGACTATGGCCAAATATTCAGCTTCTACACGACCTACTTCTTCTTTAACCACGACATTGAGCAGAACGCTCCAGGTCTAGGATTGCATCGCAAGCTCGATACTTACCTCTCAGCCTACGTGACTGGAGTCGGTCAGATTCAAGTGACGCCCTTGGTGAACAACCTAAATAATCCGTGGGGGCCGATACCAACGGCATGGGATTCGGTAAATCAAAAGTGGATACCGAGTGGATCACCGACTGGCATGCCATTGGTCCCCTTGACCCTTGCAAATTTGTTGAACGATTTAGAATGGCCGCTAAATGTTCGCGGGTTGCGCGTGGCCTACAAATTCGCCCCAGTACCACTGGCGGGGCAGACGGATGCTGCATTTCTACTACAGCATCTTGTCTTGACTGCGAAACAGGATGCGGTAACGCCAGTGCGAGGAAGTAATCTGTAATGCCCTTACTGATAGTCAAATCGCTGAATCACATCCGCCAAGACGTAAACCTGACGCGCGTGGCCGAGGCGATTGATGATCTGCTACGGGGACATTCGAACACTTCGGCACAATTGGCGAACGATCCGAATGGTTCTGATGTAGTGCCATCGCCGATTTCCCAGCTTCAAGTTCAACATCTGGGGACTGGTCAAATCGACGTAGCCATCATCGACAACAATCCTCGACTCGTGCGAGCCGTGCACTACCATCTGGAATACGATACTGATCCGAATTTCACCAATCCCCGTGGCCGGGATCTTGGTCCGTGGCGGACAGCAGAATTCCTGCTACCTAACGGTACTTGGCACTTCCGAGCATATCCGCAATACCCCGCTGGCGGTTCTCCCGCTCTTCCTGTACGCGCTCCAGGTCCAATCGTTGTTTCAGGCAGTGCCTCTTTGTCTCTGTTTCCAGCCCAAGGATCAGGCACGGGTACCCCGAAAACAGGTGGTGGGCACGGAGCAGGCCGCACCATTACCAGATAGCCTCTAAATTCAGTTTATCTAGTGCAGAGGTTGTGTGTTCCGAGACTTACGAGAGTCGGACATCGCAATTTTGCGTGAAATTCATGCCAGAGTTGGCTATGGATTCGCCTTTCCTGACTTGCAGGACATGGTAGCGGTGCAAATCGTTGAAGATCATGAGGGAAACGTGGTTGGATTCGCTGGAGCGCAGTTAGAAGCGCAGATTTTCGGGATTTTCGATCCCTCGTGGGCTACTCCAGGCGAACGGATGCGAGTGTTTGCCAGTTTGCACCTTCCTATTGCTGAGGAACTGGAAAAACGGGGAGCAAAAGAGGCTTATGTGGCCTGCGATCCGAAATTTCGAGCATTTGGGCGGCGGCTGATGAGTTTTGGGTGGAGAAAAGCGCTCTGGACGCATTATTTTCTACCCGTGAAGGATTGCTTGGCTCGGATTCGCGGAAGGGCGGTCCGCTGATGTCAAAAGGGAGCGCAAATGCTGCCAAGAATCAAGTAGGCATCGACAATTCATGGGCGAATCAGTATGGCGGGCTAGCATCTGGGATTGGAGGCCAGCTTACACCGTTTTTAGAAAATGAACTGCGAAATCCTCAAGGTTTCGGCCAAGAAGATTTGAGCAAGATGATTACTCAAGGCGGTCAGGCAACCGCCGGAGCAGTGGGTGCTGGAGGCGAAGCGGCGATGTTGAATGCATCGCGGACAGGGAATACGGCTGCCGTGCCGGGGGTGATTGACAGCACAGCGCGGGCCGGAATGCGTCAGCAATCGAACAACGTGCTCGGCACTGATCTTGCAAACGAACAGTTGAAAGAGAGACAGAGACAGGCAGGAGCCGGAGGGTTGGAGAGCCTGTACGGAACGGATTTGAGTGCAGCACTGAAATCGCTCGGATTGGCGGATGAATCCATCAACGCTTGGACTGGTGGGAAGGCAGCAGCCGACAAGAATGTTTTTGATTGGACCAAGCTGGGATTGCAGACGGCAGGATCGGTAGTAGGAGCAGGCGGAGGATAATGCCAGTCATTCCAATCCAAGACGACGATCAGCCTGATCTTCGCAGGGCCATCCCTACAGGCATACCTCCGCTCGTTCCGGACTCCGCTGCTGGAGCGAAACCGATCCCAATGGCTCCAGATGACCAAATGCAGGATCAAGCTCGTTCTCTACGCTCTGCTACGGCGGCGCGGGCTATTCCTATGTCTGTAAGCCCTGCTGCGGGGAGCACGGAAGATTTGGAGAATCAAGGCTTGGCTTCGCATGAAATGCATCCCGGAACTCCAATTCAAACTGGAGTTGCTTCGCTTTGGACAAAGGCTCAAAACATCCATAACCCGATTTTGCGTGTACTAGGCGAGATTGGCGCTGGAGGAGCGCGTGCGCTCGACACTGTAGGCACTATTGCCGCCCCTGGAATCTCCGCTGCAATTCCGGGAACAACAATGAATCAGCGGGTAGCGACTGCGCGAGCCAATGCGGAAGAAGGAAGGCAAGCAGGGCTGGCAAAAGAAGAAGCGGGAACCGGCCTTGAGAAATCGCAGGCAAAAGAAGCTGAGGCGCGTGGAGAACTGGCGCACGAACAGGCACAAGTTGTCGGCAACCCTAAAGAAGGTCTGACGCCAGAAGAGACAACGATTCACGATCTGATGACGGGAGAAAATGGCCAACCTCGCCTAAATCCGAAAACGAATCAGCCTTATAGTTACCTCGAAGCTTACACGGCGGTGAACCAAGCGAAGCAAGACGTAAAACCAGAGAAACCGGGGAACGATTTTGAGCAGTTTTACCATGACTACATAACGGACAATCATCTTCCCGACAGCGCACACAATCGGCTTATGGCTAGAGAGCAGTTTGCGAAAGCAGGGCAGGCCCCGCAACGTCCTCAACAGCAACTCGGAGTAGTCAATGGAAAGATAGTCGAACTCAAGCCGGGGATGGAAGTTCCCAAGGGCACAGAGTCTCTCAGTGGCGATTTGAAAGGAAGTAAACCCACTGCAGATGAGACGCGGCGATCTGATCTTGCGCGGAACATGAACGAGAACTTGGATGAGTTGGAAGAGATCGTCAAGCGTCGGCCTGACCTGTTCGGGAAGCTTGCGGGGCGATGGACTGGACTGAAAGAAGCAATCGGCACTGATGACCAAGATATTGCCCGCTTGCATACCATCAAAGAACAGATGGGCATGGCAATGGTTGGTGCTCATGCTATGCGTAATGCCCAGCATGTCGAAGCGGCTGCTAACTCTATCCTCAATAGCTTCAAAAATGGGCCCGATGCAATCTTGGCGTCTACAGGGGATGCTAGGAAGAGTTTGGCTACTTTTCAGCATGACGCCGGAGATCAGCCCGGCAGCGCAGCAAAAGGGGCGGCTAGTGGAGCTGGGAAGAGCATCGATGTCACAGCTCCTAACGGGAAAAGTTATTCATTTCCAGATCAGGCATCCGCTGACAAATTCAAGCAGGAAGCAGGGATTAAATGAGCGCGGCTCCGATTGATTACGATGCCCTAGCACAGAAACATGGGGCACAACCAGCCATTGATTATGACGCTTTGGCGCGACAGCACGGGGCTGCGGGAACTCAAGCAGTTAAGCCGACTGCGCCTCCCGAATCCGGCATGCTTGATAAAGCTGACACTGCCATCACGTCAGCTCTTGCTCCGAATCCTAAGAACTTGCGGCCTGATGCGCCCGGCATTGGTCCCGGCGGAATCATTGATCCGATTGTGAAGGAATACCCGAAAGCTCTAGGACGAGAACTTTACAATGGCGTCAAGACCCTTGGCGGGATGCTCAATCCTCGCCCTTATTATCATGCTCTGACTGACACACCACAACCCGACGAGCCATTGCTGCCTTCGATGTATGACCCCAGCGGGAGAATTGCTCTGGGAGTTCATCGGCTGGCTGTGAAACCAGTTATGAATGCAGTCGAGGATTACTCATCGGGGAAAGTTAGTCTAGACGACGTATTGGCAAATGCTCCGGAAGCTCTCGGCGCGGGGGCTGGCACGGTAGTTGGCGGGAAACTTATGGCGGAAGCCTCGCCCATTGTGCGCTCCGTGCTAAGAAAGCCAATTCCAACTGCTGCTGCCACGCGTGGAGCGTTAGCGCAAAAGATTGTTGGGCCACTTACGTATGAGAATGTAGGTGAGACTGCAGGCGACGTTCGCACAGGCGCGAATCCAGAGCGGGGATTGGTCAACGAAGGACTCGTAGGAACGAAGAAGGGACTTGTCGCCAAAGCGGATGCCCGTCTCGGAGAACTGAAGCAGGCGGCAAATAACATTCTCGAGAATCATCCGAACGCTAAAGCGATTATCAATGCCGAGCCAATGGTCGATGAAGCAATTGACAACGCCATTGCACAAGCCAAGAAAAGCGGAACGCCAACGGAACGGCTTGAAGGTGTGCGACAGGCTCTCAAAACACAATACGGGAAACTACAAGGCACGCCACGCGAGATGAACGAGTTGAAATCTCAGATTCAAGACCAGGCACAGAATCTCGGAGCTTACAAAAACACTCAGCCAGTTGAGGCAAGCGTGGCACGTGCCTTGAGTGAGGCGGCGCGGAAGATCAAAGATGCCGTAAATGAGAAAGTCCCGGAAGCAGCCGAACTGAATCAACGGATGCAAGACTTGGCCGATGCACGTTCGGGGATTCAGAAGAAAGTGAATCAGGCGCGGGGAGAGGACATTTTCAGCAAGACGGCTTCAAATACTGCGGGGACGGCAGGCAAGATTTTGCAACGTACTCTCGGCTCCGCCCCAGTGCGTACAGGCATTGCGCGAGTGCTGAATGCTGGGAACGTGAAGCCCGTACCTGAGCCAATGGCTCCGAGCATAAGCGCCCCAGCGCCGATTGCTGCTCGACCCGTTGTACAGCCAGCAGGTAGAGCCATTCCGGTGCCCTCTGCGGCGCTTGAGCGTGTTCCCGCTCAACAATTTGGAGAGCCTGAGGCAGAACAGATTATGCGTCGCCCCGAACAGCCGAGAGCCATTCCAATGCTGGAGAACGCCGTACCGCCGGAGCAGAGAGCTAGCACGTTGCTGCAGCAGGAAGAGGCGGCGAAACTGGCACAAAAGATGGAACGGCGTGGAGCGGCAAAACAAAAACTCGAAAAGGAGAAATAGATGGCAATCGAAGGATCGGGAGACAGACTAGCGAGAGGCGCGAAGTCGGCAACGTTTAGCGGCGGATTTGGACCGGGAGAACTAAAGCCGTCCGTGGCCCCAGAGGAAGAAACTGTTCCGAGCACGGTAGACAACTCCGCCTTGTTCGCGCCAAAGAAACCAAGCGTTTACTATCGCGGAAAGCCTTTCAATAAACGCATCTTGGTTACGCAGGTAGAGTTGGCGAGCAATTCCACCATCCTTATCCCAGATTCAGCCAAGGGGAACTCTGAGGTTGGAAGAATCAAGGCCTTTTCGTCTGATTCAGAGTTGCAGAAATCAGGACTGAAAATTGGGGCACTCGTTCTATTCGATAAATATGCCGCCGTTGGGCAGATTTTTCCTTTGCTCGGGGAAAATGGAGAAATCGAACAGACTCTCTTACTGCAAGAATTCGACATTCAGATGGAAATGGAAGAAGTCCATCGCCAAGAAGAAGTGAAGCCCGAACCATGTGTGCAATAACATGAGAATCTTTCGCCAACTCGGATTCTGTCTACTGTTCAGTTTCCTAAGTCTCCCTGCCTTCTCGCAAGGCGTGGGAGGCTTGGGAACGTCTGTACGTTTTACCTCAGGAAACACGAATCCCGCGCTGTGCAATCCCGATCAGGTGTTTTATAACCTCGGCAACAACACCTTTTACGGATGCACGGCGGCGAACACGTGGACGGCGTTCGCAACATCGGCGGGCACGGCCCCAGGCGGAACTGCAGGGCAAATCCAGTTCAACAACACCGGAGTGTTTGGCGCATTTACCCTCAGCGGTGATTGCACGGTCAATACGGGAAGTGGGGTTCTAACGTGCTCTCCGCTAGTTCACAACAATGCGGTGAATACCGGAACGTCTGCGATGACCTTGGACATGAGCGCGTCCAGTTCCGCCGCCGCACTTCGCATACCGAATTTGGCGGGAGCTTCTTCTACTACCGCAGGAACTATCAGTTACGACACCACAAACAACAACATCCACATGGGTGCCAACGGTGTGGATAACATTAACATCGTTCTACCCGCGTCAATCACGCCCGCAAATAACGACTGCGCCAAATTCACGGTAGCTTCTGGCGTCATTACGCTCAACACTGCCGGAGCGGCTTGCGGGTCTGGAACTTCGGCATTCAATACTCTAACGAGTGGCACGAACACAACGGCCACGATGACGATTGGTTCCGGAGCTACATTCAACATAGCTTCTGGAGCTGTGATTGATTTTAGTGTTCTTGGGACTGGAACGTTCAAACTCCCGGCGGCCGCAGGAGCAACTGCCAGCAGCACAAAGAACATCATTCTGGATTCAACATCTGGACTATTTCATATTTTCCAGAATGGGGCGGACGCGATTCCCCTCACCACGAATGCTGCCGTAACGATAGCTCAAGGGGGTACGGGGCAGGTCACAGCGTCAGCGGCCTTCAACGCGCTTTCCCCCATTACTACAGCAGGTGACCTCATTGTCGGAACGGGAGTAAATACTGCAGGCCGTTTAGGAGTTGGAACGAATGGGCAGTGCTTAACCTCGAATGGGACCACGGAAGTATGGGCAAGCTGCGCGACTGGTTCTATCGGCGGCGCGGGTGCAGCGAATGCCTTGGCCAAATTCACCGCTTCAGCAACCATTGGAAATTCGCTGCTGACTGATAATGGAACCACACTCGCCTATAGCGGGACCGGTGGCTTCAATCTTAGTGCGGGGCCGCTGGTGATGACCCAGATCGCCGCACCGACAGGCTCAGCAGGTTCTTCGTGGTTGTGGGCCGATTCAAGTGCTCTGCGTTTGCAGATGAAGAATGCCAACAATATTGCGGTCAATGTAGTGGCTTCAGGCGTGGACATCAATACAAGTGACCAGGTAACGGTTACACACTTGGTGTCTCCGCTGTCTTCTGCTCAAGGCGGAACGGCAAACGGATTCTTTACAGTCGCAGGGCCAGCGACCTCGGCGAAGACTTTCACATTTCCGAATGCCAGTGCCAATGTCTTGACGGACAATGCTGCGGTCACCATTCCGCAAGGCGGATCGGGAACAGGCTCGACACTCGCGGGAATTTTGCGAGGCGGATCATCAGCGTTTACGGGATCAGAACTCAGTGGGGATGCGAGCACGTCCGGATCAAACGTAGTGACTGTTTTGAAGGTTAATGGTACGTCGGTACCCACCAATGCCGCTGCGGATCAACTTCTAGGTACCTCAGCCTCAGCGACCGGAACATGGCTCTCCGTCCCAGCCTGCGGCGATTCTGGTGGCAACCACCTGAACTTTACCCATGCTGCCGGGTTCACTTGTGGCACGACCGATTTAGGTACGGTCTATCCAGTCACGGTTTCAGGCACTGTGAACTCTGGAGGAATTCCGTATTTTAGCTCTGCGACCGTAGAATCTTCTTCAGCCGTCCTGCCAAGCGGAGACTTCGTGCTTGGTGGCGGAGCGGGTGCTGCGCCAACTGCAACATTCTCGGTAGTGCCAACTGCGAATGGCGGATCAGGGACGGGCAGCGCTCTTACGGGGTTAATCCGCGGCGGAAATCCATTCACGGCAACCGAGTTGAGTGGCGATGCCACGACTTCAGGATCGAATGCCGTCACAGTAGTCAAGATCAATGGGAATTCCGTTCCTTCCGGAGCGGCAGTTCATCAAGTTCTGGTCGCGACCGCGTCGAATACCCTGACATGGAAGACGATCACAGACTGCAACGGATCATCGAACGCCCTGAATTATACCCAGTCCACTGATCTGTTCTCTTGCCTATCGATTGCCACGCTATCGAATCCGATGACCACGTTGGGTGACATGATTTCTGGTGGATCAGCGGGTGCGGTAACAAGGCTAGCTGGGCCCACGACTCCCAGTGGCGTTCCTCAGATACTGATCTCGACTCCCTCCGGAGGACTAGCGACAGCGCCGGTATGGTCATTGGCTGGCGTTCCGGGGAATGTGCAGAGTGGCGCTACGTACACCGTAGCGGTCACGGATCGCGTGTCGCTGCTCGACACGACCAACAATACTACTTCTACTGCGGTAACAGTTCCCCAGGCTGGCAGCACGGGATTCGGCAGCAGCTTCTCATTCATCCACTGCAATACGGGCACAGTCGTTGCGACCGACACGCCCACAACTTCAACTATCAATGGGAACGCGACGATCAAATTGCTAGGCCAGGTTTCGACTCACACGCCGTCTTGCGCGTTCGTCTACAGCCCAGATAACGCGAACTATATTTCGGCCAGCATTCTGCCGACAGATGCGAATGACCGACTAGCGGCGGAAGCATTCCCGGCTCTGACCGGAGACGTGACGAATACTGCAGGGACACTGGCCACCACGGTTGGAAAGGTGAATGGGGCGGTAGTTCCAACCTCTGCTGCGGTGCTGGCCTCAAACGGGAGTAGCCAACTCATTGCCGCGACTCTAACAAGTGCTCATCTTTACGTCGGAAATGGATCAAATGTCCCCGTGGATGTAGCAGCCAGCGGCGATGTGACCTTGGCGAACACGGGTGCATTCACAGTCACAAAGATCAATGGGACGGCGTTTTCTGGGACCAGCGGAGATGTCGTCAGTTTCGGGGCATCGAATATTCCTGCCGACTCTGGAGTGCTCGCCGCGAACTTAGTTACCGCAGCGTCGAACTACTCGAATGCGGGCCTCGTTTATGCAGCAGCCGCGAATAAGACGACCGCGAACTCTGCTGACTGGTCGATTGTCAGTCACACCTTGACTGCCGGTGCGAATGCCCTATTCGATGCCAGTGCCGCAACCAGCGCTGCTGCGGTGCGTGTACCGAATATTGCGGGAGCCTCCTCGACCACGGCAGGCGTCATCAGCTACGACACGACAAACAAGATGTTTCATGCTGGCGCGAATGGCGTGGACAACATTGCCGTGGTGATGCCATCGACGGTGACACCTGCCAACAATGATTGCGTGAAGTTCACAGTGGCTAGCAGCGTCATTACGTTGAATACGGCCGGAGCGGCTTGTGGTACGGGCGGAGGAAGCACCTTCGCCGGACTGACACCTGGAACCAATACTAGCACTACGCCATTCAGCGTAGCACCGTCTACGACCGTAGGAGGCAGTACCGCGAATTTCAGTTTCATCGGTCCAGCCAGCGATACGAATACGGCGGCGGTGGTCAACATCGATACCACCTCAGGCGGAATGGCCTCGACTCAACCATCATTTCGAGTCGGCAATCTTGGTGTGGCTCAGTTGCAAGTCTGCGAGCAGGCTGGCCCGCAAGCAGAGACTGTGATCGGCTCAGCGGTAGCTTGTACGGCTATCAATCAATCGCCGTTTGCTAAGTTCGTAGTGATGTCCGCAACCGCTGCACATAGCGTCCAGCGCCTCTTTCAGAGTTCTACGGCAGCCACAGGTACGATGGACGAGTTCAATAATGCCACGGCTGCTGGCACAGGATTCTTCTTCTTCAAAGCAAATACGGGTTGCTCGGCCACGGATACAGGATGCGGGAGCGGCACGACAACCGCCAGCCTTCGCGGTGACGGACTATTCGTTGGGAGCTTTGCAGCTGGATCGACTGCACACGGCGTTCTGGTAAGCGAGGGCGCAGCGACGGCTGCGGTTGCCACAGCGGCTGATACGACGACCACCCATGCTCTATTTGCAACTGCCACCGATCCTGCATTCCGGGCGATTGCTGCAGGAGACCTACCTACTACCCTGACCAGCGGCACGGCGATCACGAATGCGGTATTAACCACACCTAATTTAGGTACACCTTCGGCAGCAACTCTGACGAATGCTGTTGGGTTGCCCATGAATGGAGTCGTAAGCGCAACCGGTGCGATCGCCACAATCGCTAATGGCAATAACCCGCTAGTCATCAACTGCGCTTTGACCAGCGGGACGACCTGCCATACGTTAGGCGAGACAAGCGCAGCAACGACAGCAGGCGCTGCGGAGTTACAACTTACAACCCTGACCACGAGCACTGCGATCCCATTGCAGATCACGATGGGGGCCAATGGGCCAGCAAACGCGGCTGCTCCTAATATTCTGAGTATTACGTCAGCTGCTGCGGGTGGATTAGCAGGAGCATCGAATGCCGGCAGCACAGGCGCTGGATTTGCCATGCTTACCGGAGCAGGTTCGGCAGGTGGCTCAACCACCGGAAACGGTGGCGCTGGCGGTGCCTACACGATGACCGAAGGCGTGGGCGGTGTTGCGGGCGGCACGGCAACAAATAACGGCGGTAATGGCGGCGGCCTTGCATGGACTACAGGCGCTGGCGGAAATGGTGGAACGGGAGCAGGCACGGCTGGCAGTGGTGGAAGCGTCGTTTGGACCCTCGGCGCACCTGGGACGAACAGTGCCACGGGCACTGCGGGAACAATTGGGCAGTTCCAGATCACTGGTAACGCTCCAGCCTCAACCGCGAACGCTTCGGGCGTGGCCGCTGGCACACTGTTTCTAGTTAGTGGCGTGGCGGGCGGTGCCTCATCTAACGCGACAGGCACCGGCGGCATCGGGTCAATTGCGACTATCAACAGCGGTGTTGGAGGCGCTGGAACTGGGACCAATGCGGTAGGTGGAAATGGTGGGGCTATCAATTTAGCTTCCGGCAACGGCGGAGCCTCGCTAGGTACAGGCGCGAATTCAAATGGTGGAAACGTCGTTGTTACCTTGGGCGCGGCTGGCACTGGAGGGTCGGGCACCGCTGGAGTGACTGGCCAATTCCAGGTTACTGGTACGGCAATCGCCTCCTCGTCGACTAGCCCCGGACTTTCCGCAGGAACGCTATTCAATATCGTTGGGTTGACAGGCGGAGCCAATACCACTGCTACGGGAACCGGCGGTGTTGGATCAATCATTTCCATCAACAGTGGCACTGGTGGCGCGGCATCGGGAGCCACGGCAGGAACGGGAGGTGCGGGCGGAGCTATCAATATTACAGCGGGCGCGGGCGGTGCTGGATCTGGTACGGGAGCAAATGCGAATGGCGGTAGCATCGTCTTGACTCCTGGTGCGGCAGGAACCGGTGGTTCAGGAGCGGCGGGAACAGCGGGATTGGTTTCGGTGGTTGGGGGTATGACCGTAAGCGGTCACGTCACGTTGGAAGGAGTGACCAGCACGGGAGCCACAGGGACGGGGAATTTAGTGTTTGCCACGTCTCCGACGTTTACTACTCCAGTGCTCGGGACTCCAGCATCGGGCACTTTAACGAACGCAACCGGCCTACCACTTAATGGCGTAGTGAGCGCGACGGGCGCGATTACAACTCTCGCGAACGGCAACAATCCATTCGTAATTAACTGTGCCTTAACTTCGGGTACGACCTGCTTGACCACGGGGGAGACGACAGCGGCTACTACATCGGGAGCCGTAGAGCATCAAATCACGACACTTGCTGGTTCGACCGCGACACCGCTAGCGATCACGATGGGCGCGATTTCGACTGTTTTCCCCACGGCGGCCTTGAGCATCACGCAGACCACGACCGGCACGACTTCGGTCCCTGCCATCAATATTGCGAAGACATTGAATGCTTCTGGGCTGAGCGAGAATGTAATTAATTTGGCGATCACGAATACGGCGTCCACCGGGGCATCGAGCTTCTTCCTTAATATGTCAGCGGGCGCGGCAGGCGCGACTCAGGAAGCGGCTATCCTGCTCAATGGCACATATCAGTCAGTGGGAGGCTATCAGGGCCTAGCAGCAGGAACGAACATTTCGGTGCAAGGTGGACTCGGTGCCTCCAGCGCGGGCGGTAACGTTGGCGGCCTAAGTCTAGATGGAAGTAACAATAGCAGTGCTGCCTCGGCCGCGAAAGCTGGCTATACGATTCTCATGGGAGGACTACTCACTGCGGCCACGCCAAATGCGGCGGCACTACAAGGTGTCTTACAGCTCGGCGCTGGAGCCTTGAAGGGCTCGGCCATTGCCGCAGTCGGAGATGTGCTGTGTGCTTCTACTACGGCCTACACGATCACTGATTGTTCGCATACGAATCCTTCGGTGAATATCATTGGAATCGCCAGCTCAACTGCCGCGCCGATTTCCTATATTCATGACGGCCAGATGTTGGTCAAGACGGACGGAGCGGTAACCATCGGGGACATTCTATGCATGGGAACGACCACCGATGGCCAAGCGCACGACAATGGGACGAATGCCTGCCCGGTGCCTGGCGCTTACATCGGCACCGTGCTTGCAACTTCAGGAACACTCACCATTGCATCTGGCAGCGGTACCGCAGCTACGGCAATGAGCACGACGCTACCCTTGGTACAACTGCATATCGGCGGCGGCGGGAATGGGCCGATTGCCTCGACGACAGTGGTAACAGGGTCAGGAACCTCAGTGGGATCGACAAGCCTTTGCTCGACCACTATCTGTCCGGCTGGTACATACCGGGTCAATGTTTACATCGACATCACTACGGCCTGCGGCACGACGGGATCGTACACTGTGAACTTGATCTACACAGACGATCAAGGCTCTAAGACTATCCCGGTTAACATCAATGGAAGTGGGGCGGTCCCCTCTACGGGCGTCCTGACAACTACCTCAACCGCCAATTACGGTGAGAATGCTCAGATTGTGCGCTCCACTGGTGCGGCTTCGATTAATTACAGCACGACGGCTGCCCCTTGTGGAACCGGTGGTCCAATGGTGGGAAATTTGTATTTATCGGTCGAAAAAGTTCAATAGGAGACAATTATGCAAAGCGTTGCTAAAAGATGGATTGAGGGCGCAAATAGTAGCCTTACTTCAACTACCTTATTCAGCACAACAGAAGGCGGCGATTTTGAACTATCCGCCTATTTATCAAGCGGAGGCGGTTCTGCTGGAAATGGGACAGTAACTTTGTCGATTACATGGGGCGATAAGTATGGTAACCAGACAGATACCTCTATTGTTCTAGCGGTCGGCCATGCTGGCATCACTAGCTCCGCTAAGACTCTCCCAATTCATATGTTCCAAGGGGCGAGCATCACTTATTTGACTACGGTGGTCACGATGCCTACTGGTGCTCAGTATGCACTTTACCTCACGCTGAAAGATTTATCGGCACCGGGATTGTAGAGAAGGGAAGAGGGCCTAGTGGGAAAGTTATTCGCGCTGTTATTAGTTTCACTGTTAGGGTTCCCATCATCTCTGTTTGCGTCTGACATCTTTGTCGGGCAAACTGCGGCGGGTGCGAACAACGGGACAAGCTGCGCGAACGCCTATGCCTTCAATGACGCCACGCATGGCGTAAACAATAATCAGGCAGCGAGCTTCGTCGCTGGGAACGTGTTACACGTCTGTGGTGTATGGAACTCCGCGACCAACGGCCAGCAGTGGATTCTCGGTAATAACAACGGGGCCAGCGGCAACCCGATCACCATCAAGTTCGAGACCGGCGCCGCGATGTACGCGCCGTATCACAACCTTGGCGGCGCGATCCGCACCAATGGGACTTGGTATGTGATCGACGGCGGCACGAACGGAATCATCGCCAACACGCTGAATGGGACGGCCAGCTACGCGGGGTGCTTGGGGGCGAGCCTCTCCGGAGGAGCGGTCTGCACTCAGCAGCAGCAACAGACTCGTCAAGTCTATTTTCAGGGCGCTAATACCGAAGTCAAGAATTTCCATATTGGCCCCGGCTACGTGATCCAGCCAGGCTCGGGAGACGCCAACGCGAACAGCGAGGGGATCGAGGGCATCTACTTCTGCTGTGGGAATAATAACGAGACCGTGGACCATAACACCATCCATGACATGAACCACGGCATCGACGGCTGGGGCGACCATATTCTTGAGTACAACAATGAGGTTTACAACTGTGGCAGATGCGTCCTGTTCGGGCCTGCCGTCTCGAACGATTTCGTCTTCCACGACAAC